GGACTACCACACGGATTTATTCTTCCCAAGGCTCGTAAAAAAAAGTATAGTGTAAAAATATTTTATTAACCAAAGGTTCGATATGGCTATTGCTTTTGATCACTTCCAATTACTTGGAGAACAGGCTCTTCGTTCTATTGCGCAACGCATAGTTCCTGACTTGCCTGAAGCAACCATAACTGAAGATAAACTTTCCTCTTCTGTTCTTGATGTTATCCGCAATGCTGCTATTGCTCGTGTTCGTAGCGGCGAGGTAACAACTTCCTACAGTTCTTACGGTGGTATGGGCAGCAGTATCTTAGACACACGCCGCCGCAAATTCACTGATTCTGGTGATTCAAGAAACTATGCCAGCCAGTTGTTGCAGGTATTGCAGTATGTTTCTCCCGAAGCCGCAGCTGAATCTAGCATTGGGTTAGCTGATGTGTATGTGGATGAAAGGAATAACCTTATTATTAAGGACACCTACGACTTCCATAAGACTAAGAAGGGGCAAGACACCACTTCTTTGGTTGCGAAAGTCCATGCTTTGTTTGAGCCAGGTGGTATTTTTGAAGTATCTGAAGGCAATTCACGCGAGGTTATTCTTAACCTGGGGCAAGTTCCAGGCGATGTTGCTGGTACATTGCGTGAGCGCAACCGCCTTATTCCTAGTCCGATGAAGTATGTAGCCGCAGATATGGACTCTCAGTTTGATGGTGGCGCTGGCTTTGTAGACTATATGGGTAATATGGCAAAGGCTGCGTATAATTCTTTGAGCGATACCTTGAAGCTGGATGGTTACTCAACTGAAGAGAACGCACCGCTTGAGTTCACTGCTTTGATGAAAGGGGAGTTAGATACCTTCTTCTTCAACCAAGCTGATCGCAGCTCTGTGGATATTAGTGAGCTTGATCTTCCTTCTCCTGATCGCATCCCTGAGTTTCTTATTGGTATGGAAGCTGTAAAGCTCGGAGATGGTTCTTATGCTATCGGCTCTACAAATACCGATAAGGTTAGTTATAAAATTCCTGCTGAGTTTGAGCGCGTTGGGGAAGTTATCGACAATCCAATCAATTTAGATACTCCACGCCCCGTGCTTTCCTCTGGCTATGTTAGTGATGGACGACTAGATATTGCAACAAAAGCTAGTTCTTTGCTTGCTGGAGAGCCTACTCCACCAGTTGATCTTGATCGACTTAGCTTCTCACAGGCTTTTGCTCGCAATCGCGCTGCTGGACTTGAAACATTTTCTTGGCGCAACAATGAATACACAACCAAACTTGCGGAAGAAATGTAATGGCTCGTGATCCTAGACTTGTAAGAGCTGGCGTAAAGGGCTTTAATAAACCTAAGCGTACACCTAACCACCCCAAAAAATCTCATGTTGTGGTTGCAAAGGTAGGTGATAAAGTTAAGACTATACGATTTGGTGAGCAAGGTGCCTCAACTGCTGGAAAGCCCAAAGCAGGAGAGTCCGATCGTATGAAAGCAAAGCGCGCAAGCTTTAAGGCGCGTCATAGAAAAAACATTGCCAAGGGTAAGACGTCTGCGGCATACTGGGCTGATAAGGTTAAATGGTGAATTAAATGCCAAACGTAGCTGGAAAGAAATACCCATACACCCCTGCTGGCATTAAGGCGGCTAAGAAAGCTGCCGCCAAGAAGAAGGGGAAAAAGAAATCAATGTTGGAAGGATATGGTAAATGAGCAAGCTTTATAAAATTGATGGCGCCGAGTATATCGGTAAGGACACAGTAAAGACACCAGATGGTCGTTCACACTCAGGAAAAACTTTTAATCCTGATAGCGAGCGTTTGTTTACTGTGGAAGAGCTTTCGGATCGTGGTATTACTGCTCGCGCTCACGTCCCAGAGAAACGCGTAGAAAAAGTTAAAACAAAAAATACCCCCACTTCTTTGCGCAAGCTTGGTGAAGAGAGTACAGACTAATGGGAAAACAATCTTTAATGCAAAATGCTTATCCTTATCAAGACATTCTTGATGCTAACAAGAGTAAGAATTTTATCAAACGTATCTTAGACCCTAAGTCTGCCCCGTCCCCTTTGCTAGATGAAGCGGGGCACAAGCAAACACATCGAATGTCTGCTGAATACCTTGGTGAGAAAGGCACAATTCCAGCCGCCTTTCCTTTGGTTATCGAGCGCGATGGAAAGTTAGTTTTACTCAGCAAGCAAGAAGCGGCAGAGCACGCCAGAAACACTGGTGAGTATGTTGCCTTCAAGGATATTAAGTCTGCGGATCAGTTTAGCCGATTATACAAAACACCGGAATTTAAGGCGTTCTACAATGGCGGTAAATGAAGCAGGCAACTATACCAAGCCTACAATGCGTAAGAGTTTGTTTAATCGCATCAAGGCTGGTGGCAAGGGCGGAGCTCCAGGCCAGTGGTCTGCTCGCAAGGCTCAGATGCTTGCAAAACAATACAAGGCTAAAGGCGGGGGCTATCGGTGAAACCTTCTCAAAAATCCTTGGCCGCCTGGACAAAACAAAAGTGGCGCACAAAATCTGGTAAGCCCAGCACACAAGGTGCTGACGCTACTGGTGAACGCTATCTGCCAGAGAAAGCCATTAAAGCTTTGAGCGATGATGAGTACGCTCGCACCACCGCAAAGAAACGCGCAGCTCGCCGCGCAGGTAAACAATTCTCACAACAACCCAAAGGTGTTGCAAAAAAGACACGCAAGTATCGCAGCTAGGAGTAAGCTATGAGTTTCTTACATACAATCAATCAGCGTGAGCGCGATATGCTCCGCACTATTGTAAAGAAGGTGCATATGAAGCACCATCCAAAAGACTTCTGCACCGACTATGAGGCAGACAAACTGATTGCCACTATTGCCCCAGACACCGTTGAGAGACTTATCAAAGTAGGAACGGACTGGAAACTTGACAACATTTAAGTATAAACCTGACGGGGAAGTTCTTAAATCCTTTATGAAGGATGATACTTTCTTTCGTGGTATTCGGGGGCCTGTAGGCTCTGGCAAGTCTGTTGGCTGCTGTATTGAAATCTTTCGTCGCGCTCTTGCGCAGGAACAAAACGAGGATGGTGTGCGCCGATCGCGCTGGGCTATCATTCGGAATACAAACCCTCAGTTAAAAACTACTACGATTAAGACTTGGCTTGACTGGTTTCCTGAAGAAACCTGGGGTAAGTTTCGCTGGGAGGTTCCGTATACTCACCATATCAAGCGCAAAGATTTAGACTTAGAAGTTATCTTTCTTGCTCTCGATAGACCAGAAGATGTAAAGAAACTACTGTCCCTTGAGTTGACTGGCATCTGGATCAACGAGGCTCGCGAGCTACCCAAATCTATTATTGATGCGTGTACTATGCGTGTGGGACGTTTTCCTTCTATGCGCGAAGGCGGCCCCACTTGGACTGGAGTTATTGCTGACACCAACGCCCCAGAAGAAGATCACTGGTGGCCTATTATGTCGGGTGAAGTTCCTGTGCCAGATCATATCTCTCAAGAAGAGGCGCGTATGTTGGTTGCTCCAGACAACTGGAAGTTCTATACACAGCCAGCAGGTATGGTTGCAGTAAAGGATGGCGATGGCAATGTATTAGACTATGAGCCTAACAAGGAAGCTGAGAACCAAAAAAATATGATGTCAAGCTATTACCCAAACCTTATCCGTGGTAAAACTAAAAGTTGGATTGATGTTTATGTAATGAACAAGCTTGGTCAGATTAATGAAGGAAAACCTGTTTATCAAATGTTTGCTCCAGATATGCACGTTGCTAAAGAAGAAATTCCTGTGGCTGCTGGTGTTCCTGTCTTTATTGGGCTGGACTTTGGCCTTACTCCTGCTGCTGTTTTTGGTCAGCGTGTTAGAGGTCGTTGGTTACTTCTTCAGGAAATTGTAGCGTTTGATATGGGCATTGTGCGGTTTGCCGAGCTTCTTCGCACAGAAATAGCAACTCGGTATTCTGGCTGCGATGTGAACATCATTGGCGACCCTGCTGGTGACTTTAGGGCACAGACTGACGAGAGTACTCCATTTCAAATCTTGCGAGGTGCTGGGCTAACTGCTCGCCCAGCTTCAAGCAATGATGTGTCTCTTCGCATTGAGGCTGTTGCTGGAACGCTAAACAGAATGGTAGATGGCAAGTCTGGCCTGCTGATCGACCCACGCTGCAAAGAGCTAATCAAAGGCTTTGAGGGTGGCTATGGTTATCGTCGTATGCAGGTATCAGGTGAACGCTTTGATGATAAGCCTGACAAGAACCGCTTCTCTCACATACACGATGCTTTGCAATACTTAATGCTTGGGGGTGGCGAAGGTAGAACCGTTCTAAACCAGGGGCAGGTTGCAAGGCCATTTACTATGAAGCGAGAGTTTGATATATTTACTCGTAAGCCTAAACGGGCAAAGCAAAGTTTTTGGAATAGGATGAAGTAATGGGTATGTCGGGACCAGCGCTTGCTAGAAAGCGCGCAAGAGAGCAAGCGGCGCGCGCAAACTTAAAAGCATCTGCTTTGCAGCAAATGGGAATTGACCCATCTAAAATTACCGATCCTGTGGAAAAAGCTTTTACAGAAAAGGCTATTGCTGAATTTACACCTTACAAATATGACTATAAAAAATACCGTCCATCTCAGGCTGTACAAGACAAAAGAAACCTACAAGAATTTCAAAAACAATTTGCAGCCGCGAAAAAAGCCGCAACTATGTTTGATCTTACTGCAGAACAAATTTCAGAGGCAAAAGCTGCTGGTGTTGATCCGAGAACAATCGATGCGATGCGCATTGAAACACTGAAGCAGGCTGATGAGTATTTTAACATTAAGAGAAAAGCTCGCTCTCCTGGAATTGTGGGTTCATCTAATACTCAAAAATTAAAAGAAATTAGAGAGAAAGGCGTTGCTGGTGCAAAAAGAGTCAGCATGGATATTGAGCTTGCCTCCTCTGATCTTGCTGCTAAAGTAAAGTCTGATATTGCAAAGCAACCACAGCTTCAGGCTATTAGAGAGCGACGGAAAAAAGCTGTAACTGAAGTTGCCAAAAAACTAACTCCTAGTTCAAGATCTGGGGTTAGCGCATTGCTTTCCGATAGGGGTGGGCAAGGATTTTTTACTAGATACTTTAAGGCGTAATTATGGCAGAGGCTAAACTTAGTTCTTATGACGAGCTTGTTAAAGAAGCGCAGGGTGCTGGTGTTGATCCACGAAGCATTGAATACTTTCAAAGTCTGCAAAAAACTGCGACTGAAAAACAAAAAGCTTATACTCGAACACTAAAGAAAAAGAAAAGTGGCTTTGGGGGATTTGTACGAAAAGTTGGTGGTGCTTTAGGTGTCGGCGGCAGTAGTATTGAAAAGTATCGTACGCTTGCCTTAGAAGCCCAGCTTGCTGTAAAAGATGCTGAAGCTGGGTTGCGATCCGACATTACAAAACAAATAGAGCTGCAAAAAGTTAGACGCGCCAAAAAATCTGCTGTACAAGAGCAGGTTGCTGGTTCATTGTTTAAGCGAGGTAAAACCGCTTTACTCTCTAGCCCTGCTGGTGGTAGCGGCTTCTTTACTGGATACTTTGAATGATGCAAGATATAGCAAAACATTACATTAAAAAATACGAAACAGCGCGGACGCACCGCACGACATTCGAGGATTTGTTCCAAGAGTGTTACGACTATGCTCTGCCCCAACGGGAAGGTTTTTATTACAATGCGCCAGGTCAACGCCGTGATGATCGAATCTTTGATGAAACTGCTGTGGTTGGTGTTCAAGAGTTTGCATCTCGCCTTCAGTCTGGCTTGGTCCCTAACTTTGCGCGTTGGTCTGACCTTGTGGCTGGTAGCGAAGTTCCTCCTGAAGAACAGGACGAAATTAACAATCGTCTGGATTCAGTTACAGAATATATATTTGAAGTCCTTGCAAATAGCAACTTTGCTCAAGAAGTACACGAGTCGTTTATGGACTTGGCTGTCGGCACAGGTTGCTTATTGGTGGAAGAAGGTGACTCGGTAAACCCTCTGCGGTTTAGTGCAATTCCTTTACCCAAGGTAGTGTTAGAAAATGGCCCCGATGACCGCATTGATCATGTGTATCGGGAAAGAGAAATCCGTCATTCAGATATGAAGATAGTTTATCCTAAAGCTAAACTGTCTCCCAAGCTGGAAGAGATGATGGTTAAGAAGGCCGAGGACAAGTGCAAGGTTCTTGAGGTTGTTTGTCGTCTTTATGACAAGCCAAACGTAGAACGCTATGGTTACTATGCGATCGACAAGACTCATGGCGAGCTAATCTTTCAGGATATTTTTGAAGGTGTTGGCAGTAATCCGTTTGTCTGTTTCCGTTGGTCTAAAGCTTCTGGTGAAGTTTATGGGCGGGGGCCTTTGGTTAACGCACTGTCTGCAATCAAAACAACCAACCTAACTATCCAGCTTGTTCTTGAAAATGCACAGATGGCTATCTCAGGTATCTATCAGATGGATGACGATGGTATTGTAAACGTAGATACAATTAACCTTGTGCCTGGCACAGTCATTCCTAAAGCCCCTGGTTCAAACGGCTTGCAGCCTGTTGCTGCTGCTGGCAGCTTTGATGTTGCTAACCTTGTTCTAAATGATATGCGCTTAAACATTAAACGCGCTTTGTATAATGATATGCTGGGTGATCCCAACCGCACACCAGCCACTGCCACAGAGATTGCGGAGCGTATGGCTGATCTGTCTCGCCGTATTGGTTCTGCCTTTGGTCGCTTGCAAGCAGAGATGGTTCAGCCCATCTTGCAGCGCGTAGTATATATTCTGCGCAAGCAAGGACGCATTGATCTCCCTACAGTTAATGGTCGTGAAGTAAAAGTTCGCAGCGTGTCGCCATTAGCACAGGCTCAGTCTAATCAGGACATCACAACTGTAGCTCGTTTCTTGGAGTTGGTCGGCGCAAACTTTGGGCCTGACATGGTGAATCTACTTGTTGACTCAGAAGAAACAGCAATCTATCTTGCTAAGAAGTTCGGTGTTCCTGACAACCTTATTCGGGATGAGGCAGACAGGGAAGCTATCCAGCAGCAGATGCAGCAAATGGCGCAGATGCAGCAAATGATGGCACAAGGTGATACTGGAGTGTAGATGTCACACATTGGAGTAGATGGGTATCCTCGCCCACAAAAAGAGGACGAAAAAATTTCATCAGATATTAAGTCCCTGTTTGGTTCTCCAGCAGGGAAAGAAGTTCTCCGCTATCTCCGATCCATTACATTGGATGCGGTAGCTGGCGGGGGCATTAGCGATGGCGAGCTGCGACATTTAGAAGGCCAACGCTTTGTAATCGCGCTTATTGAAAGGCGCATTAAACACGCAGAGAAGGTAGAAAGTAAATGAGTGAAGCAACAGATAATGTAGAAGCGGAAGCTGAAGCACCTGAAGCCGTAACAACTGAGGTAGCAGATAGCCGCCCTGAGTGGTTGCCTGAAAAGTTTAAGACACCAGAAGATCTGGTTACATCTTATTCTTCCCTGGAAAGTAAACTAGGTAAAGGGCAAGAAGAGCTTCGTGAGTCTATTATGGGTGAGATTGAGCAAGAAGCTTTTGCCAATCGCCCTGAAAGCCCTGGTCAGTACACAATTCCAGAAGGTGCAGACGAGCTTGCAGATGATCCAAACGTAGAGTGGTGGGCAAACTTTGCTTGGGAGAACGGGTTTTCTCAAGAGGAGTTTGATGAAGGTCTTGCTCGCATGATGCCAGAGCAGGCAGACTTAGACGCAGAGGTTGCAAAGCTTGGCGACAATGCCAACGCTCGGATTGAAGCGGCTGCGCTTTGGGCTAAAAAGAACGTACCAGAAGAATTGTCTGGCGCAGTTATGCGTCTTGGCGAAACTGCTGAAGGTGTAGAGTTAGTAGAGTTTTTTATGAATAAACTTAGTGACACACCCATCTCTGGTGAGACTACAGCTACTGTAGGTCTTAGCAAAGGTGAGCTGGAAACAATGATGCGTGACCCTCGCTATTGGGATAACACGCGCCGTGACCCAAGCTTTGTAAAGCAGGTTGACGAAGGTTTCTCAAAGCTGTATAAATAAAATTGTAACACCTCCTTCGTTACTTTTTAGGGCTGTCCTTATCCCCTTTCGGACAGCCCTTTTTTTGTCTGTTGCAAAAATAGCACTGTTGAGGCATAATTCACTTGTTAGAGGCCCGTATGTAGTGGATGGCCCCGCAAGGGATAACCAGATGATGCGAAGCGCGGACAACCGATCCTGACATAATGTAAACTCAAATCTCAAACAGGAGAATGAAAATGGCTAATACTATTGATCAAGCCTTCATCACACAGTTTGAATCTGATGTTCATCTTGCTTATCAGCGTATGGGTTCGAAACTTCGCAACACCGTCCGCCAAGTAAATGGCGTTACAGGCTCAACTGTTAAATTCCAAAAAATCGGTAAAGGCGCTGCCAATACCAAAACTCGCAACGGCGATGTGACTGGCATGGAAGTCGCTCACACCAACGTATCTGCAACACTGACAGATCACTATGCACCTGAGTATATTGATAAGCTGGACGAATTGAAAACCAACATTGACGAGCGTCAAGCTGTTGCTCAATCTGCTGCTTATGCCTTGGGTCGCAAAACTGACGAGCTGATCATTGCTGCTTTGGATGCTGGTGCAAACGCAACTCAGATTGCTGACACTGGCGGCGCTTTGGTTAAAGGCGATTTGCTGTCTCTCTTCGAAGTTATGGGCTCTGCCGATATTCCTGAAGATGGCAACCGCTACATCGCTATGTCTCCAGCTGGTTATGCTGACCTGTTCAGCATCAACGAGTTCGCTTCAAGCGACTATGTTGGCGACCAAAACCTGCCATTCGCAGGTGGCATGACAATGAAAGAGTT